TACTTTTTCTTCATATTATAAGCAAAAAAGCGGTCATAAGAAAATAGCACTGCGAAGAGCCCAATTTAAGGCCGCCACAGAGCAAAACAACACAGCCCTGATGATTTGGTTAGGGAAAAACTGGTTGGGCCAGAAGGACGCTCAGGAGGTCACAGCGTCAATCAACTTAAACGGCTTTGAGGTGATAGCTGACCCAGATGATGAAGATTTGAGCGAATAGGGGCAACCCTTGGCAACCGTTAAGAACAACAGCAAGCAAACCTCAAGTTGAATTTATTAACAGCCGTGCAAGCTTTCCCGCCTTTATTGGCGGCTTTGGTAGCGGTAAGACACAAGCCCTTGTCTATCGCGCTTTATCTAAGCTATTAGGCGATGGCCGCAACCTTGCGTATTATCTACCCACCTACGGCCTAGTGAGAGATATAGCCATCCCCCGCTTCAAAGAAGTGCTAGAAAATGCAGGGATCCCCTACAGACTGAACCTGCAGGGCAACTACCTCGACTGCAACGGCAAGCGGCTATTGTTCAGGACATTAGACAACCCTGACCGAATAGTCGGTTATGAAGTATCTGACTCCTTTGTCGATGAATTAGACACACTGCCAGTGGATAAAGCCCGCCGAGCGTGGCAACAAATAATTGCCCGCAACAGACAAAAGAAGGACAAGGGGATCAATTCGGTTGCAGTAGGGACAACCCCTGAGGGCTTCCGCTTTGTTTATGAGCAATGGGCAAAGAACCCTAGCCCTAGCTATGTAATGATTAAAGCCCCCACCCGTAGCAACCAAAAGCATTTACCGCCTGATTACATTGACAGGCTGAAAGAAACTTACCCCGCTAATCTATTAGCCGCTTACCTAGAGGGGGAGTTCGTAAACCTAAACAGCGGTACGGTCTATTCAAGTTATGACAGGCGCAGTTGTCGAAGCCATGAAACAGTCAGAGAGGGTGAGCCCGTCTTTATAGGTTGTGACTTTAACGTAACTAAACAGGCCGCCACAATTTACATCATTAGACATGGGGTATGGCACGCAGTAGATGAATTCGTTGATATGTATGACACCCCAAACATGATTGAGCTGATTAAGGCTAACTACCCCACAAATAGAATATATATTTACCCAGATGCAACGGGTAAGGGAAGGCGAACCAATAACGCAAGCATATCCGATATAAGCCTATTGCAACAAGAGAGCTTTATAGTAAGAGCCAAGGCAAGCAACCCAAGGGTAAGGGATCGCATAATGGCAATGAATAGAGCCTTAGATCAACGCTTAGTGAGAATAAACGATAGCACTTGTCCCGTCACCGCCCAATGCCTTGAGCAACAAGCCTACAAGAACGGCGAACCCGACAAATCAAGCGGTCATGACCATCAGAACGATGCCACCACCTACCCCATCGCCTATGAGTTCCCTATAGTCCGACCCGTAGCCAAGGTTGACTTCTCTTTCACTAATTGACGAAATGTGGTAAACATATGAAAAAGAGGTTCCCTTATGCCAGTTGAAACAACCAATCCAGAATATGACTTGTATAGTGACGTATGGGTCAAAACACGTGACGCAGTAAGAGGCTCAGTAGCCGTAAAAGACAAGAAAGCCCAATATTTACCCGTACCAGATGCCGAAACCAATCCAAGGGGCATTGATAGCGTGCGATATAGGCAATATTTAAACAGAGCCGTCTTTACCAATTATACAGGCCGAACAAAGAACGCCCTAGTCGGAGCCGCCTTTAGAAAGAAACCTATAATTGAACTACCCGACGGGCTAGAATATCTCATTGATGACGCAACGGGTGACGGGCTATCACTTGAACAACTGGCAAAAGATGAATTGAGCAACCTATTAGAAACTGGCCGTTCAATGCTCTTAGTTGACTATCCACAAACCGAAGAAGGACTATCAGCCGAAGATGTAAGCTTATTAGATCTAACAGCGTCTATTGTTCCTTATACAGCCGAGGCGGTCATAAACTGGAAAACAGACGTAATTGCAGGGCGTAGCCTTTTGACCCTTGTAGTAGTAAAGGAGCCTTATCTTGAAAATAGCGATGAATTTAGCCATGAAAGCAAAACACAATATCGCGTCTTAAGATTAGATGACCAAGGATACAGCCAACAATTATACCGAGATGACAAACCTTATACCGAAATGTTCTATCCTAAGAAGGCAGACGGAAGCACCTTCAATTATATCCCCGTTACCTTTGTAGGAAGTCAAAATAACGACGCTACAGTAGATGATGCCCCCTTATCAGATATAGCAGATGTAAACATGGCACATTATAGAAACTCAGCCGACTATGAAGAAAGCTGTTTTATTACAGGCCAACCTACACTATTTATCACGCATAGCCTAACGCAAGAGCAGTGGAAAGAGTATAATCCAAAGGGCATTAAGATCGGTAGTAGGGCAGGTCATGTACTAGGTGAAACAGGTAGCGCAAACCTATTACAAGCAAACCCAAATAACCTTGTTATGGAAGCTATGAACGCTAAAGAGCAACAAATGGTAGCTATTGGAGCACGCATAATCACAGATAGAGGCGGCAATGAGACTGCTGAAGGGGCTAGAATACGCTTTGCATCAGAAAATAGCGTACTCGGTGACATTGTAGGCAACTTATCATCTGCTATCAAATCTTGTATATATTGGATAGGTGAATTTATGGGCGTAGAAACAGATGAATGTGTATTTATTATCAATAGAGAGTTTTATGACAAGTCAGTTGACCCGCAAATGATTATGAGCCTCGTTACCTTGCTTGATAGGCAATTAGTAGGCGGCCAAGATATATTTGACAGACTAAAGGCGGGTGGGCTAGTAGATGCTAATAGGAAACTTGAAGATATACAAGAAGAATTTGGCGAACTCAATCCATTAGCGTAAGGTAAGACAATGGCGAAGCAAATTGATAAATCAAAGATGAAATGCAATACGCCTAAACGCACGCCAAGCCATGCAACCAAATCACACGTCGTTAAAGCTTGTGAAGGTGGCAAGGAAAAGATAATACGCTTTGGTCAACAAGGTGTTAAAGGTTCGCCCCCTAAAAAGGGTGAAAGTAAGGCCGCAAAGAACCGTAGGGCTAGTTTTAAGGCTAGACACGCTAAAAACATAGCTAAAGGTAAAATGAGCGCGGCCTATTGGTCAGCAAAGGTCAAGTGGTGAGGAATTATGCCCTATAAAAACAAAACTAAAGCTAAAACAAAGAAGGCAAGTAAGCCAAATAAGGTAAAGCCTAAAAAACGCAAGTAAATATATGAGCATAGACTTATCGCTTGAAGATGCTTTTGTAAGGCATCAAATACTTATACAACGCTATGCAAAGGGCAGAGAACGCGAAGCCATGCTCTATATAAAGGCATTGATTGAAAGCGTACAGCAACAACTAGGTACAGATCAACTCTCAGAACTATCACAAGCAAGATTGCAACGATTATTATACGACATAGAACTTAATATGGTTTTATCAGGTGATAATTTCCGCGATAGTGCCATAAAAGAGCTACTAGAGTTTGCAGAGTACGAAGTGAAATGGAATTATGACGTGCTACGCAACACAATAACAGACTTTGATGACTTTACCTTACCAACGCAGGAACAAATAGAAAGCATTGTCTATAATGATACTATGACGCTAGAGGCAAACCAAAACTATACAATATCAGCCGCCATAGACACCTTTAACAATAAAAAGCAAAACCAGATCATACAGTCACTAAAAGACAACGCAACATTAGCACTACCGATTGCAGGTGTTATAGGCGTACTATCAGGGCTTAAACTCTTACAGGGTAGGCAAGCCGCAACATTATCACGTACACAAACTAACAGAGTAGCAGTTTTGTCGCGTCAAACAACAATGCGCCTGAATAGTAGTGAGGGTAGGCAGACGGGAAAGCAACAAAAGCCTATGTCGGGTTACTACAAATGGGTAGCCGTCTTAGATAGCCTTACAAGTTATATCTGCATCAGTCGTGACGGTAGGGTTTACAAAGATATAGATAAGAACCCAAAGCCACCTGCACACTATAATTGCAGATCAACAATAACATATCTTGTAAATGACAAGTATAACAAAGGCGGCAAGGGTAAAGCCTATAGAACGGCCACAGGCGAAGATGGTAAGGAACAGAGGATAAGTGACACAATAAATTACCCGCAATGGCTCAGACGGCAACCTGCGAGCTTTCAGGACGAAGTTTTAGGTATAGAACGTGGTGAGATGTTTAGACGTGGTACTTTATCAGTAGATCGTTTCATTGATGAAAATGGACGTTCGCTTACATTACCAGAGCTACGTGACCTAGAAATACAACTTGATGCAACAGGTTCAGCCCCTAGCACAACACCTGATTTTGGACTATAATTACATGAAAACGGAAATTTATGCTTGGTATTGTCATAAATAACTTAACGATTACAATACCTTAACAACTAAGTGGCAGAGCCACAAAATGCTAACAAACTGGAGGTTACGGCATGAACAATGAAATATTTGACGGAATTGAATTGGAAGATGATGTAAAAAACACATTGTCAGAAAAGGTAAATCAGGCTATAAAAGAGAAGTTAGACAACGAGACTAAAGGATTGAAGTCTAAGGTAGATGAATTATTAGGTGAGAAGAAGCGAGCGCAACAAGAGCGTGAGCAGGCTCAAGCCGAAGCAAAAGCCCAAGCCGAAAGTAAGGCAAAGGCAGAGAACGATTATAAACAGTTGTTCGAAGCGCAGAAGTCGGAAGCAGACACTTTGCGCGGAACGATTGAGAAGATGAACGCTGATATAACTAGAAGTCGTATCAGTGGTGAAGCAGGTAAAATAGCAAGTGGACTTACTAAGGACACAGGCAGAGCAGAATTGTTACAACAGCAGATCAGCCAGAGGTTGACTATTGTTGATGGCGAATTGAGGGTGACAGACCAGTCAGGTGCATTAACTGTATCGACACTGGAGGACTTAACAGGTTCTATAAAATCTAATTATCCTTTTCTAGTTGATGGTTCACAATCATCGGGTGGCAGTGCCACAAGGTCGCAAAGCAGTGCAGAGCGTTCTAAAATAATAAGTCGTGACGATTTTAATGGTATGTCTCAAGGTCAGAGAGCGCAGTACATTAAGTCAGGCGGCAAAATAACCAACGATTAATTTAACATAGGAGGCCGCAAATGGCTAACGTATTAACAAACTTGGCGGCTGATATATATAAGGCCGCAGACGTAGTAGGTAGAGAGCTAGTCGGCTTTATTCCTGCTTCAACAATCAACGCAGACGGTTCAGAGCGTGTTGCAAAAGGCGATACAGTTCGTGCATCTTTCACACGTGAAGCATCAGCCGTAGACGTAGCAGAGAGCATGACTATTCCTGAAGGAACAGATCAGACTGTAGATAGCAAAACACTTTCTATCTCTAAGTCACGTGCAGTACAAATCCCTTACACTGGCGAAGATGTAAGACACCTTAACAATGGTATTGGCTTTGAAACTGTTTATGGCGATCAACTCGTACAAGCAATGAGAACATTGTCTAACGAGATTGAAGTAGACCTTGCAACAGAAGCATATCAGAACGCTTCACGTGCCTTTGGTACAGCAGGAACTACACCATTCGGTTCTAACTTTGGTGACGTAGCTGAAATACGTCAAATCTTAGTTGACAATGGTATGCCATCAAACGACGGACAGTGTTCACTTATAATGAACTCAGTTGCAGGTACAAACCTACGTCAGTTAGCTACACTACAAAGCGTTTCAGACGCAGGTTCTAGTGATTTGCTAAGACAAGGTGTATTACTTGACCTACAAGGTCTTGCAATGCGTGAGTCAGCACAAGTGCAATCACACACCAAAGGAACTGGTACAAGCTATCTTGTAAACGACGCTTCTTCTGCTATTGGCGATACAACAATCGCGGCAGACGGTGGTTCAGGCACAATCCTTAAAGGTGACATTGTTACAATCGCAGGTGACAACAATAAGTATTGTGTAAACACAGCACTATCAGGTGGTTCATTCGCTATCGGTCAAACTGGACTACGTTCAGCCGCCGCAGACAATGCCGCTATTACAGTAGGCAATAACTACACAGCAAACATTGCAATGCACAGACGTGCGTTAGAATTAGCTGTTAGAGCACCTGCTGTTCCAGAAGGCGGTGACACTGCAGACGATGCTATCTTGGTACAAGACCCGCATTCAGGCATGGTATTCGAAGTACGTATGTACAAAGGGTATCGTAAGGCAATGATCGAAGTTGCTGTCGCTTGGGGTGTAAAAGCTTGGAAGCCAGACTTCATAGCAACACTACTCGGTTAATCGAGACTGATGACAGGGGGCGGCATTTGCCGTCCCTTTACTCACACAACATAGCGAGGTAAATAAAATGGCATTTAAGAAGAAACCCGCAAAGAAGATTGCCAAGCCCAAAGTGGCTAAAACAGTTAAAATGGTACGCAAAGACGGCAAGACCGCAGACGTACACCCCACAGAAGTAGAAAACTATCGCTCAGGCGGATACGAAAAGGCTTAGACAATGACACTAATTGTTGAAGATGGAAGTCGCGTTGCAGGTGCTAATACATATGTTAGCCTAGCAGAATTTAAGGCTTGGGCAGATGCAAGGTCAATTACGTATAGTAGTGACAGTCATGTCAATGCCTATATCTTACGTGCAATGGATTACATTGAGGACTTAAGCTTTATAGGCTTTAAGGAAACAGAAACACAATCATTACAGTGGCCAAGAGTTAACGTAGTTATTGATGGCTTTGGATTAGATGCAAGCACAATACCAAACGAACTAAAGGTTGCAGTATATGAGGCCGTTAAAACAGTTATAGATGGTGATAGCAAACAAGATCCTATTGACAGACAAGTTGTCAGTGAAAGCGTTGATGTTATATCTATAACTTATAAAGATACAGCAGGGCAACAAAGACAGACACCTGCATTAACAAGAGCTTTGAGAAAGTTAGTACAATCACCTAACACAGTCATGCGTGCATAATTATGGCTCATGCAGGTTATAACTATTCACCAATAACAAAATCAGCCGAAGCACTTATTACTAGATTTGGTGAGGAGTTTACGTTTACTCGTACAACTGATGGCGCATACAATCCTGCTACGGGTGCAAAAGCACAAACAACAAGTACATTCAAGAAGTATGCTTGTGTATTTGACTACAACAATACAGATCGTGCAGGTGAGACAGTCACAGAGAATGACAGACGTATGTTAGTAGAGGGGCATGACTTTCATGTAGGAGATACGGTAGTTATAGGTTCTGATACATTTAAAGTAATAAATATTAGTGAAATAAGACCAAATGGCAGTGATGTTGTTGCGGCCAACTTGCAGGTGCGGAAGTAATGGCACGTAAGGGATTTGATAGTGTAAAGGAAACGCTAAATATATATAAAGGATTACCAGTTAAGGTACTTAGCAAAACAGCAAAACAAATTGGCTTAGAGATAGTTGATATATCACCAGTAGGCAATCCTGCATTATGGAAGAACCCTGCGCCTAAAAATTATAAAGCAGGTCACTTTGTTAAGAACTGGCAAGCAACTATAGGTAGCCCTGCAACAACTGAACTATCAGGACAAGATAAAGGTAAACGAAGAACTAAACGTGCAGTAAAGAATGTGGCTAAGAAATGGAACGGCGAAACCAGTTTTTATTTACGTAATAATACACCATATGCAACTGCACTAGAATTTGGTCATTCAAAAGTGCAAGCGCCGCAGGGCATGGTTAGAATAACTGCTACTAAGTACAGTGCTATACTTAATCAATCAATGGCTGAAGCTAGGAAAGAAGCAGGGTTATGAGTACGTTTTTTAACGATATGCAAGCCGCATTAGATACACAACTTAGCACATTATCAGGTGGGTATGACATTGCTTGGCCAAATATAACTTATAAACCAGTAACTAATACTACATATCTTAGGCCAAACTTTATACCTGCTGATACATTACAGGTTACGCTAGGTGCTAATGGTAAAGATGAAACACAAGGAATATACCAAATAGATATTGTTAGTCCAAGGGGTAGTGGCAGAACAACATTAACGGATAATGTAGCAGATCACTTCAAGCGTGGTACAGTGCTTACTTATAATAATTTGAAATTGCGCATAAGGTCGGTTAGTATCGGCCCTGCAATAAACGACGGGGCATGGTTTTTCGTTCCTGTTTCCGTAAATATTAACGCATACACAGGAGCAAGAGTATGACTATAGCAAACGGAGCACAACATAGCATTGCCTATATTGCGGAAACGACATATGGCACAACCCCATCAACACCTTCATTTAAACCTTTTGCCAATACAGGAACAACACTTGGTATTAGTAAAGATGGCATAGAGAGCGAAAAGCTTAGAGGTGACAGACAAGTAGAAGATTTTAGACATGGTAATAAGTCAGTCGGTGGCGATGTATCAGCAGAACTAGAATACGAAGCCTTTGATGACATCTTAGAAGCAGTATTATGCGGAACATGGGCAACTAACGTGCTTAAAGCAGGTACAACACGACGTTCATTTACTATTGAGCGTAAGTTTGCTGATTTAACCGCACCAGAATGGCACAGAAATACAGGTTGTGAGTTTAACTCATTAAGCCTATCTGTATCACCTAATGCAATGGTTGAAGCAACTTTTGGTGTTGTAGGTAAAAACCTATCTATCGGTACAGCCGCAATAACAGGTTCAAGCTATGCCGCAGATAGCACAAACAAGCCATTTGACAGTTTTACAGGTTCAATACAAGAAGGTGGTTCAGCAATCGCAACGGTCACTTCTATTGAAATGAGCCTAGAGAACGGCATAGAGCCATTATTTGCAGTTGGTAGCCAAACTACACAACGCCCGTCAATCGGTAAGTCACGACTAACTGGTACGCTTACAACTTACTTTGAGGACAAAACCTTATATGAGAAGTTCTTAAACGAAACTGAGTCAAGCATACAATTAGTGCTTACAGATTTAGATGGTAATTCTTATACAATCGACTTGCCAAGAGTTAAGTATAACAGTGGTCAGCCAGATGTATCAGGAGAGGGTGCTATAACAATCGGTATGGAATTTGTAGCGTTATATGACACTACAGATACTTCACAGATTAAAATAACAAGGGCTGATGCGTAATGGAGTTTAACAAACTAGCGACAGCAAAACATCACGATAACGGGGCTGAGTGTAATATACTCGACCCCGTAAGTGGTGAGCCAACAGACTTCTTTATTAAAATATGCGGTGCGGATTCAAAGGTATGGCGTAAAGAGAAGAAGATGCAAACTCGTAAGTTATTAAATGTAAGATCGCAAAGCGAAGAACCAGACTTTGACTACGAGAAAGCAGGTATAGACTTTGAGGCTATGGATATAGAAGCATTAGTAAATGCAACTATTGATTGGCGTGGTTTGTCAGATAATGGCAAAGAAGTTAAATACAGTAAAGAAGTGGCGTATGAATTGTATGAAAATGCACCTAGCATTGTAAGGCAGTTAATTGAGTTCTTAGGTAATGGCGAAAATTTTACGAGCGACTAATTTATGACTTTGTATATTATGGCAGATGGGTAAGTTATATACACAGTAAGCCAAAAGGTTCAGAGATTAGTCGATATGAAACATATAAGCAGGTAGAAAAAAGCACAGGTAAGACACCAAAAGACTTACTCAATGCACCTACATTACGAGATGAATTAGTAGATTTATGGAAGTTATTTTGTGAATTACCAGAATACAGTTATAGTGAGCTAGAAGCATACGGAAGATTAACAGGAATTACATTAAGCCCTTGGGAAGTTGACGCAATAATAAAGTTAAACCGACACATGGGTGAGGAGTTAAGCAAATGGCCACCGAAAAATCATCGTTAGAGATTGAAGTCAAAGCTAAAGGTGTAAAAGATACTACAAAAAAGATAGATAACCTTAACAAAGAAATTAGCAAGACACCTAAAAAACAAAAAGCCGCAAAAAAGGCTATTGATCAGACGACTAAAGCAACCGTACAATTACAGCAGGCAAGTGGTGGTGCGTTAAATGCCGCAGAGCGCATGAATAGAAGCGCAGGTAACATGGGGCAAAAAGCAGGACTTGCCGCTATACAAATCGAACAGTTAGTTGGACAGATAGCAGGTGGTCAAAACCCAATGCGTGCATTTGGTCAACAGTCAGCAGATATTGGCTTTGTCTTGGGTACGCCAATGTTAGGTGCGATTATAGGTGTATCGTCTGCACTTACATCACTTCTAATACCCGTATTACTAGATACAGGAAAAACTACAGAAGAACTCATAACTAGCAGTGAAGAACTAGCAAGTGCTTTTACTTTAAATGAGATAGGTGTAGCAGAATTTTCAACATCGCTCATTGAGCTACACAAGCAAATGAAGCCAATAGCAGAGGCGCAAGCAGAAATAGCAAAGTTAAGAGCTTTTGAAGTAGCAAGTCAAGGCACAGAAAAGTTAATTAAATTAACAGATAAACTAACAGTTACAACAGGTAGGTATTCACGCCCAGTGGCAATATTTGGTGTAGCAGGTAAAAAACTAGAAAAATTAGACGATCATATAGTAGCACTACAGTCAGGAACAAAGGGATCCGAACTAGCATTAGTAAGTTATCTAAAAGAAATAGCCGCTACAGAAAAAGTTACACCTGAATTTACAAAGCTATTTGATGAAATAATACAAGTTGTCAAAGCAACTGAAACTGCAAATAGAATACTAAATGTTAGTAACACACTTGAAGAAGCGTCAGCGAAGAAAAAGACAAAAAATGTTAAAGTAACTGCAAGAGCACGTAAAGAAGAAATATCTGATTTTGACAAGAAGCTTAAACAGTTAATGGTACAAAACGCATTATTAAATGACGAGCAAGACCTAGCATTACAACTTAGTACGACATTTAACGCATCACAGCGCGAGCAAATAATAGCACTAATGAAAAAGAATGAAGTAAAGAGAGAAGAACTAAAGATAGAGGCTGATAAAGATAAGAAAGCAAAACAGTCAACTGAAAGACGTAAAAGCGAAAATATAAAACTACTAGAGCAACTAAAAAAATCTAGTATGACGCAAACAGAATTATTGACTGCTGAATATACTAGACGCTTAGAAGCAATAAATGAGTTGCAAGATGCAGAAGTAATTAGTGTCTTAATAGCTAACAGGCGTAAGCTTGAAGCTGAACAAATATACAGCGCGGCACTTTTAAAAATGCGAACAGAAGCGGCATTGAAGATAGAACAAGCCATAGCAGAAATTGAAGCACGATCAGGTAATTCAAATGAAGATAAATTAAATGCCAATCAACTATATTGGACAGAATGGCTAAAGCAATCTACTGAGGCAATGATAAGCTTCAATGATATAACTGGCGCAGGTATAAATACATTCGAGCAAGGATTTAGTAGAGCCTTTGAGAATATAATTATGGATGGTCAAGGTATTAAAGGTGCTATTAGCGGTGTATTTGAAGCTATGGCGCGTGACCAACTATCTGCATTAGGTCAAATGGCGGCACAAAGACTACAGCATTTTGTAGTTGGACAGGCATTACAAAAAACAGCGGCGGCAACTAGCGCGGCTACAACAATATCAAACGCAACGGCAAAGGTAGCGGAAGGTAGTATAAACGCGGCAAGTTCGGCGGCGGCAATCCCATTAATAGGTTGGAAAATAGCACCATTAGCGGCGGCGGCCTTTATAGGTGCTACAGCAGGTTACTTAGCTAGTGTAAAAAGTAAAAGCAACGCAGGAGCTTCAGGTCGTGCATTAGGTGGACAGGTGCGCGGTGGTGAAAGCTATTTAGTTGGTGAGCGTGGGCCAGAAATGCTTACAATGCCAAGTAATAGAATGGGCAGAATAACACCTAATAGTTCAATGGGTAGTGGTCAGCTAAATGTTACTGTTGAGAACTATGGTAGTTCTAATATTAGCGTGCAAAAGATAAGCGAAACAGATGTACGTATCATTGCTAGAGAAGTAGCAACACAAACAGTACAGCGTGAAGCACCTAGAGTTATAGCATCAGACATATCAAATCCGAACGGTAGGGTAAGTAAAACATTAGCTAACAACACAAATACACAACGTAGGCGTTAAGTTATGACTAAGTTTGCTATTGCACCCGACAGCGCAAGTTACAGTTTTACAGAGCGTGCAGAAACTATAGGAGCAGTCTTACAGGGCGGCCTTGGTAAGTATAGACAAACAATAAAAAACCCAAGTGTAGTAGTACAGGTACAGTGGACATATGATGCAGGTGGTTACGACTACTTCAAAGCATTTTATGCAACTTATACAAAAAGTGGTTCATTGCCTTTTGAGATTGATCTAGCAATAGATGGTACAGCACTAGAAGAATATACAGCATACTTCCTTGATGATAGCATAAGCACAAGTGCAGTAAGTGGTACAGATTATGTTGTAAGAGCTAGTTTAGAGCTAAAGTCAAAGCCATTAACTGCATCAGGAACACCTAGCACGCCCTACAAGCTTAATTATATACCTAACCAAGCTTCCTATAGTATAGATACACGACAAGAAACTATAGCTATACCACTTGAAGGTGGTACAAGCAGATACAGGAAAGATATTATTGATGCAGGTACTATAGCAAATGTTAGTTGGATATTAAATACAACTGAATATGCAGACTTTAGAGAGTTTTATAAGCTTACTACAAGTGCAGGAACAACAAGCTTTAAAATTGACTTGGCTATAAACTACGGAACACTAGAAGAATATGACGCACGCATAATTTCAGACAGCATATCTACATCTCGATATGCAGATGGCTTCTTTAACGTACAGGCACAATTAGAATTAAATGCTAAAGCAAGAGATACAGATGCCGATTTGATTGCATTAGTCTTATATCCTGAGTACGGCGAAAACTATGCGACCTTGTTCCCACCAGATGAAAATGATATAGATATAATAATAAACACCGACTTTCCGAGTTATTTAAATGTCTAATTATACCGAATTTTATCTAAATAGTGATAGTAATATAGTACAGCTAGAAACTATAGAATTATCGCATAGTGACTTTACACAGACTTACAGAGTAGTAAGAAATGCAACAAATGGGATTACAGCTACAACGGAGGGCGGTGCAAGTGTTGCTTTTACATATTACCCATTAGCTATTGATGCAGGTGAAACGAGAGAGAATCTAGATCAATCATTTACAATAACTTTAGGTGATTTAGGTGAGATACTGCCAACAGAACTAGATGCAGTTGCAACAGCAGATGGGTTCGGTGAAAAGCCAGTCTTGATATATCGAACATACAGGTCAGACGTTTTAACTGCACCATTATTTGTAATAACACTTGAGGTTGAGAGCTTTACATTCAACGAACAAGGCTCAGTATTTGAAGCTAAAGCACCGAGCCTAAATATAAATAAGACTGGTGAAACATATACTTTTGCACGTTTTCCGATGTTGCGTGGGTTCTTATAATGCGTGACGAGCTATATCATAAGACTTATGACAAGAATAACTACAACTGCGCACATTTTGCACGTGATGTATATCTAGCTGAAACAGGTAAAGATATTAGTGATACGTTGTCAGGTTTTTTATTACCACCAAGCAAACGTGTAGTAGATATGACTAAAAGACATAGATTAATTAAACTAGATAGACCTATAAGCCCCTGCCTAGTTATAATGCTAGGTAGTAGGGTTGCACCACACGTAGGTGTATTTATACGCGATAAGGTGATACATATACGTGAGCAAGGCGTGCAATATGTTTCATTACATGTAGCTAGTATGGGTTTTAATAAGTTGGGTTATTACAAATGTTGAAGCAAGTTATATTGGCAGAGAATGCATTAGAGCCAGAGACATGGACAGTACACCACGTAACTAATGTCACAGATTTCTTGATGGAAAGATATGACAGGCTGCCAGATAATGCACGTATTTATCACAATGATGTTAGTGTTGATAAAGACGTTACACCAACGAATGAACAGCAAATAGAGACACTAAATAATCTTGATGGTGTAATTATAGTTGTCATGTATCCTGCAGTGGGTTTACCCTTTTGGGTTTATGCTGTCGCTGCGGCCGTCGTTTCTGTTGCCGTTTCATTGTTGCTCATGCCAAAGCCACCAACACTAACGCAGCGCAACACACAGACTGAAAGCCCTAATAACGGATTATCAGACAGAGAGAATAACGCTAGAATATTAGCACGCATTCCAGATATATATGGTAAAGTTAGGTCGACACCAGATTTACTTAATGTTCCATACAAAGAATTTATTGACCATCAAGAGGTTGAATATGCTTATATGTGCGTAGGTCGTGGTTATTATGATATAACGGCTGATAATGTAAAAGATGGCGACACTAAGATCAGTGATATTTCAGGTGCATCTGTTGCAGTGTATCCACCAAATACATCACCTAATAATGGTAGCCCACAATTAACAATCGGTTCAGCAATTAATGAGCCAGTCCTTAAGTCAGTCAGGAGTGATGCAGCTAATGGTCAGACACTTAAAGCACCAGACGCGGCGGCATTTAATGGTAATAACAATACTAAGTTTGTATATCCAAATGAAATAACTACAACAGCGTCAGGCATAGATTTTACAGAAGAATTTGTATCAGGTGCAACATTAACAGTAACTAATGCTAGTTATACAGCAGTGGTTGGAACAGCAGGTAGCCAACTAACACGTAATGTAAAATGTAAAATAGCGTCTAATGGCTTTGATGGCGAGATAATATATACATCTGGTAATGCAACAAATGATTTTAGCGTTAATGATAGTATAAGACTTGCTTTTGCATTGTTTCAAACAGATGATAATAGCACATTAAATCTTAATGGTGATTATGTTGTTAAAGCTGTTACAAGTACAACAATAACATTAGACTATCCAGAAAGTATTAACGCTAATTGGGGGCAAATACAAAATGAGTTTGCCGCAAACGAGACAGGCACAAAGAATGTATTTTTAACAAATCTTGGTAGCATTGTGTCTGTTAATCTAGCAGGTGACTATACAATATCAAGTGTAACATCAACAACAGTTAGTTTAAGTAATCCTGCTAGTGTAAATAGTGACTGGAACAAATTAGATGACTATGACAACCCCGCAGACGAAACAGGTTTACTTAGTCCTTATATGTATTCTACAGGCGAAGCTTTTATAGGCTGGTTTAACTTGCTGGTTGCAGACCTTGATAAGATATACATTAACTTGGTTGCATTGCAGGGGTTATATAAAGACGATGGCGAGCAGCAATATGCGTTCAACATAGCAGTGCAGGTGCAAGTCGAGCAAACAAGTGCAACTGGTACGCCAACAGGTACGGTAGAAACATTTACAGGCACAGTATTAGGTTCAAGTAGCAGCAAGAGTACACGTGCTTTGACTATGAAAATAAATCCTACTTTTACAGGATATTGCAGGGTACGAGTTAAACGCATTACAAACAGTGATACTAACTTTGAAGGTAGCGTAGTTGATGAGGTAAAGTGGCGTGATTTATATGCAATGTCACCAGTGACAGAGCAGCACTTTGGTGATGTAACTACAGTGCAATCAGTAACGTATTCTACTGATGGCGCATTAGCTGTTAAGTCACGTAAGCTCAATATGGAAGTGACACGTAAATTACCTAGAATACAATATGACCGATTTACATTTCCTATGACATGGACAAGTCACAGCAACGGCTTAGTTAAGGTTGCAGGTAACAATGTAACGATTAGTTCAGATGGTAGTAGTTATGGTGGCTATGCTGATTTAGATGCGATAAGCAATGGTCAGGTTATCACAGTAACACTAACGCTAGATAACACTAAGACTACAGCTACGACAGTAACTATAGGTTTGCACGATGGCACAAGCTTTATATCTAACACAGCGACAGTGACCAATGGCACAGCGACATATACCTTAACTGCAACAAGCGCAGAAGCAAATCCATTTGTATTATTGCAGTGTAATAATAATGACACATATTTTACTGTAACAGATATGCAGGTAAGCGGTGAAGATTATCCAAGTACACAAACAATTAGTGCAGACAGTTTTTATGGCGGTGTAATTACTTATCAATATGGTGGTGTAAAAGTTGCTAATGATGGCGGTTCTTATGGCGTTAGCGTTCCTATTGAATATGGCAACACAGGCAATAAAACTATTGTTGACTTTGACTTGCTATCAGTATCAACAAGCACGTCTGTTAATGTTGTTATATTAGATAATTCAAATCAAATAATGTCAAATGTAGAAACTGTTACAGCAGGTGCTAGGTCAGTAACACTAACACATACGGCTAGTACATCAGGTCGTGTTGTGATATATAGCACGCAAACAACTACATTTTTTGCAATACGTAACTTACGAATTAAAGCACAAGAGCTTGGCACAACCAAATATGCAACGACAGATGCTGCACAAATATTGACTAATATATGCGTTGACCCATTTATTGGCCGTAGACCATTGACAGAAGTAGACCTAGAAAGCGTTTTAAGCACTGCTGAGAGCGTTTCAGATTACTTTGGTACAACTAAAGCATCAGAGTTTAATTATACCTTTGACGCGGATAATTTAAGCTTTGAGGAAACAGCACAAACTATAGCAACTGCAATCTATAGTCAGGCATATCGTCAAGGCAGTAAAATTAAATTGAGCTTCGAGAAAGAAACAGATGATAGTGTATTATTGTTTAATCATAGAAATAAACTGCCGCAATCGGAAACACGCTCAGTTAGGTTTGGTAATGCAAGTAACCATGATGGCATAGAGTTTGTATATGCTAGTCCAGTTGATGACGCGCTAATTAGTATAAATATACCAAGTGACCAAAGCGCAACTAATCCAGATAAGATAGAAAGCGTTGGAGTAAGAAACGGCGTGCAAGCCTACTTTGCGGCACATAGAGCTTGGAACAAAATACAGTATCAAAATACATTAATTGACTTTGAAGCAACGCAAGAAGCAGATTTGCTTGTTACTAATGATAGAATATTAGTTGCAGATAATACACGTACAGGAACACAAGACGGCGAAGTGACAGCTGTTAATGTGTTAGAGCTAACCTTATCACAAGATGTTACTTTTGCAGGTGGCGGTGTTACATATACTATATTCTTACAGCATATCGATGGTACAGTAGAAAGCATTGGCATTACAGCAGGTACAGCAGACAATAAAGTTGTTTTGGCTAATGCACCTAGATTGAGCTTAGTCACAGACCAAAATAAATACGCTAGAACAGGTTATAATATAGTAGCAAGCAATGACGCAAGAGGCACAGCGTTCTTAGTCACAGAGAAGCAAGCAAACGATAACTTTACGTCGAGACTAACAGCTGTTAATTATAGTGACAAATACTATACCCAAGATAATGATTATCTTACAGGTGTTGTAGATATTGATGGCGATGCAATTTAGGAGCAAGTAAATGGCAGAATTACCACTAGACCAAGCCGTTCCAAGGTTTAAGGCTAACGAGGACAGATTAGACACGTTTGTTAATTCAGCGACAGGTTATACAACATCTGGTGGCACATCAGTACAATCTATACAGCAATTTCTTGCGAGTATTGGCAGTAATGGCATTGACTTTGTTGATAATGCTAAAGCCCGATTTGGCACAGGTAATTACCTAGAAATATATCATAGTGGTTCAGGTAGTTTTATACGAGATACAGGCACAGGCGACTTAACAATTGATGGCAGTGCAATAAGTATACAGACGGCTAGTGCAGAGCGTGTAAGCGTATCGGCATCAGGCATAGACGTTACTGGAACTGTTGAGTTTGATGGACTATCAGGTACAGGCACAGTTACAATTACAGACATTGCCGACGAAGATAATATGGCATCAAATAGTGCCACAAAACTAGCTACACAGCAGTCAATCAAAGCATATGTAGACGCGCAGGTAGGTACAGCAGATACCTTATCAGAGGTACTAGGGCTTGGTAATACTACAGGCAGTAATAACATAGAAGTTACAACAGCACAGAAAGTACAGTTTAGAGATAGTGCTATTTATATAAATTCTAGTGCAGATGGACAATTAGATTTAGTGGCTGATACAGAGATACAAATAGCGGCCACAACAGTAGATGTGAATGGCGTATTAGATGTATCTGGAAATATAGTTGTTGGCGGCACAGTAGATAGTCGTGACTTAGCGACAGACGGCACAAAGCTTGATGGTATTGAAGCAGGTGCAACAGCAGACCAGACAGCCGCGCAAATCAAAACAGCGTATGAAAGTAACAGTAATACAAACGCATTTACAGATGCAGACCATACAAAATTAGACGGAATAGCTACAGGTGCAGATGTAACACTAGATGAAATATCGGCAGGTGCAAATGTGGCAATTTCCGCAGGTGGTGTTATTAGTGCAACTGCAAGTGGTGGTATTACAAATGTAGTAGACGACACGTCACCAGAGTTAGGTGGAGACTTAACGCTTAATTCACACGATATTATAGGCACAGGTAATATAGATGTAACAGGTAATATAGAGGCAAGTGGTAATATATCTTTACCAGACAATAGTGAAATAAGAGTTGGTACGGGTAACGATTTAAAAATATCACATAATGCCACAAATAGTATTATCACAAATAGTACAGGTTTTCTCGATATAAGGTCAGATACAGTACACATTGATAATGCCGCAAACAATGAGAAAATGGCACAGTTTACTGCTAATGGTTCTGTTGATTTATATTATGACAACGCTAAGAAACTTGAGACAACATCTGTTGGTATAGATGTAACAGGTACAGTTGTTGCTGATAAAATGTTTGTTGAAGGTACAGCTGATTCAAGGCAATGGGAAGCAGGTTCTGCAGGACAGAAGCTAGCTATATACGCCTATGATAACAGTACATTCTATCACAGATTAGAAACAGGTAATGCTACTAATTACCAGTGGGGTACTTATGATAACATTCCAATTAACACTATTACTAATAACACTATTAAGACAACTCTATTAGGTAATGGTAATTTTGGCGTAGGGACTTCAAATCCGACTTCACTTTTACATTTAGCGTCACCAGCACCTTACATCACTTTCGAAGATACTGATAACAATCAAGATTGGCAAATACAGGCAACTGCGTGGTTTGCTATACGTGACCAAACTGCAAACGCAGAGCGTATGCGTATTGATAGCTCAGGTCGCGTGGGCATAGGAACTACGTCACCATCTGTAAAGCTACAAACAACTGTTGCAAACTCCTCTACAGAGGCAATAAGAATTACTAACGATACAGATGCAGTCAGAACGCATATGTATCCTGCGGAGATACAAGCGCATAATTCTAATTTAACGTTAAATGCTAATGATGGTGGTTTTGCAACTGTTATTAAAGCAGCAGGCGCAGAACGTATGCGTATTAATAGTACGGGTATAGATGTAACAGGTGCTATAGATGTTGCTACATCAGGTGCTTCTAATTCATCTAAGGGCCTTGCTATTGCTACTAGCGGTACTAACTTTGAAAGCGATGGCGGTATAATAAGTATAGACCATGCGGCAAGTGGTGCTGTTACAGGCGGTTATTTTAGTAAGTACAGTGCAGGTGGTACATTACGTCATTCGATTAAAGGTGATGGTAAAGGTTACTTTGCAGGTGGATTAGATGTAACAGGTGCTATCACTGGTGATGCATTAACTGTAGCTACAACGGCGTCTAATGGTGTTACAATAAATGCGCACGATAATGCAACTACAACATATCCTCTTAAGGTATCCAATGCGGCAGGTTCAGGTAATCTTGAACTTGGTACATATGGTATAAACAACAACATTGATTTAAAACTACAAAGAGGTGGTAGTACAAAACTTACTGTTAATGCCTCTGGTATAGATGTAACAGGTGACTTAATAGTATCAAGTACAATAGAAGTTGGTTCACTAACTCCTAACCAAGATGGTGCAATCGAAGTTGGTGTAATAGCATTAGGCACACCTGCTATAGCATCTACAACAAGTAGCACAGGACTAATGAACCATATCATCTTTGATAATCCAAATGGTGTTGTTGGTAAAATAAACACAAATAACTCAGCAACTAGCTATCTTACAAGCTCAGACTATAGATTAAAAACTGATGTACAAGCAATGTCAGGCTCTATTGATAGGCTTAAAGCACTAAGACCCGTCAACTTTGAATGGGTTGTTGATGGCACGAGAGTAGATGGTTTCTTAGCACATGAAGCACAAGAAGTAGTGCCAGAAGCAGTTGATGGCGAAAAAGATGCAATGCGTGACCAACAGTATGTTGAAAGCGAAGCAACAGGTGACATATATACCCCTGCTGTTGAGGCTACATATGAAACAATACAAGTTGAGCTAACACCTGCTGTTGAGGCCGTTTATGAAACAGTGACAGTAGAGATAAGCCCTGCTGTTGAAGCTACATATGACGATGATGGCAATGAACTTACACCTGCTGTTGAAGCAATTACGGAGGAACAGGAACAACTTGTTACTCCTGCTGTTGACGCAACCTATGAGGAGCAACAACAAGAGCTAACCCCTGCTATTGATGAGATTATACATAGCGCAGATGTTGTAGAGCCAGATACACTTGAAGAAGGTCAGCGTTGGCGCGAAACAACAGAGAAGGTTATGGCAACACGTCAAGTTCCAGATTACCAAGGCATCGACCAAAGTAAGATTGTGCCTTTACTTACATCTGCATTGCAAGACGCTATTGCTAAGATTGAAGCACTAGAAACACGACTAGAGGCACTAGAGGCATAATGATCTTATGTAGTAGTAAAGGTAGTATGTAGTAGTAAAGGTAGGACTAAATGATTGATATTACATTTTTTACGAAGAAGTGGAAAGAAGTTGACGGACATAAGCTAGTCAATGGTTGGGAAATTGTAAAGCCTAATGGCGATAAACAATATGTTGGCGATCAATTTGACTTTGCAGTCACAGCAATGTATTTATTAAACAACAACAGTATAAAAAAGACATTGTTTTCGTTATTGACCAGACGTTGCAGTTTATACTCAGTTAGAATTGGCGGAGCCAAGCATATAGTAGTGAAAAGTCAGGGGCGTTTCATAGATTTAAAACTACGTAAGTGGGTTAATCGTTGTTACTTAGAGTGCAATGACCCTATTTATATATTTAGATTTAGACTTCCTATACCTTATATAGCGTATAAGTTGTTACTAGGTCGCTACGAGCGGTGGTCATTATGGAACAAAATCTCATAAACGTATTATTAGGCGGCTTAAGCGTTATTATAGGCGCAGTTATATCGTCGATTTACAACAGTGTAAAAGAACTAGAACGAACTGATAAAGACATTAATGAAAAGCTATCAGCCATAGAGGTTGCTGTTGCAGGTAATTACGTAAAGCGTGATGAATTTATAAACACAATAGAAAGATTATTTACTAAGTTAGATAGCATTGACCAAAAGTTAGATGCAAAGGCTGATAAATGAGCTTGGGAATTACAGAACTCATAGCAGGAATATTTAAACCTGCTACGGAACTAATAGACAACTTACATACGTCTAAGGAAGAAAAGCTTGAGCAGAAGCGACTATTACTTGAAGTGCAAGGTCGAGCGATGGACAGGGTGCATGAGTACAATACAGAGTTGCTTATGGGACAGGCCAAAATCGTAAACAGCGAAGCAAGCTCAGAGCATTGGCTTACAGCTAATTGGCGGCCATTAGTTATGCTTACATTTACGGGATTAGTTGTAGCACGTTTCTTAGGATTTGAGGCTGAAGGCATGACAGAAAAAGAATATCAAAGTTTGTGGAACTTAATCACGTTAGGTGTAGGCGGTTACATTGGCGGTAGATCAGTAGAAAAAGCTATCAAAACCTACAAAGGTACAGGCGAGTAATGCCATTTAGATTTAGCAAAAGTAGTAGCAATCGCCTGCTAGGTGTTGACCCCGACATATTTAGAGTAGCTAGACTAGCTATACAGGTAACTAAGATTGACTTTGGTATACCTTTACATGGTGGCTTGCGTACACAAGCAGAGCAATATGAACTATTCACAGCAGGTTTAAGTAAATGTGATGGCTATGAGAAAATCAGTTCGCACCAGACAGGCGAGGCGTTAGATGTATATGCCTACGTTGATGGTAAAGCCTCTTGGCAGGAAGAACATTTAGCAATGGTTGCAACAGCTATGCTACAATCAGCAAGTCAGTTAGGTATTGGATTACAATGGGGTGGGCTATGGAAGTCATTTATAGATATGCCACACTTCCAGTTACAAAAAAAGAGGCCGCAATTAAGCGACCTCTAAAACAAACACAAGGAAAGGGGATAAAACAACCTTGTTCCTTTTGTTACCATAGAAAGTTAAGAGAAGCAAATGGGTAAAACAAATTCAAGTAAAATAAATTGGTTAGACTTAAAAGAATATTGTATTAATCAACGCGAGTTAGAAGTAATTACTGCGCGTGCAGTTGATGATACAGTTGACGATACAGCCGCGAAATTTGGTTTATCTGTTAGAGCTATACATTCAATATCAAGTTCAGTTAAAGCTAGAGCCGCACGCAGAGGCCATGCACCAGAGCATGACATGACTGCGACTGCGCCCGATGGCTTTCAGGTTAAAGGTGTAAGCACTTATTATAATGCAAACGGACAGCCAACAGGTCAATGGGTAAAAACTATCGGCGATAAACAGCGACAACATGAAATTATGTTATTAGCTATTGAAGAAACGCATAAAAACTATAAGCCATTCAAGCCAAGCCCTAAAGTAAAGCACACTGATAAAGACTTACTATCATTGATTACGATTACCGACTTCCACTTGGGTATGTATGCTTGGGAAGCAGAAACAGGTGACGATTGGGACGTAAATATAAGTAAACGTGTATTTCTCAACGCAATATCAGATATGATAGAAGCCTCACCTAAAGCTGATACAGGCGTGCTTTGTCAATTAGGTGACTTTCTACATTTTGATGGCATAACGGCTATTACGCCGATGTCAGGGCATATTCTTGATGCTGATACGCGCTATAGTAAGCTTGTTGAGCTAACAATAGAGATAATGACACAAGCTGTCCACATGATGCTTAAAAAGTTTGGCAAGGTTGTAGTGGTACAAGCAGAAGGCAACCACGATATGTCAGGTTCAATTTGGCTTAGAAAGCATATAAAATATGTATTTAGTCAAGACGATAGAGTAGAAGTAATTGACAACGAATTTCCTTACTACGCTTATTTACATGGTGAGATATTATTGGGCTTCCATCATGGACATAAGAAACGAATGGCACAACTGCCAAAGCTATTTGCGAGTGAGCCACGTTTTAGAAAGCTATGGGGAAAAGCAACACAGGCTTACATTCACACTGGCCATATGCACCACGAGCGCACAGTTGAAGATGCAGGAGCAATAGTCGAGCAACACCCAACATTATCAGCCAGAGATGCCTATGCGGCTAGAGGCGGTTGGGTATCAGCAAGAGGTGCTAAAGTGATTACATATCATTCTAAACTTGGCGAGGTACACCGAACAACCGTTCGGCCACGTTAGCCGCTTGCTTATAGTTTACTTCGTGCTTCTCACAGATAGCATAAAACTCAGTTGCCTTATCAGCACCATACGTCGTGTATGACGACCAGTTTAATGTCTCAATGAAGTTAAATTTGTTAGTGTAGACATCACGTCTGAATAAATGGAAACTATACTTCAGACAGTCATCGTCCTCATGAACAAGCTCTTGGTTAAGAAAGTAGATGTCCATATATTCGTCAATGTTATCCCGCCAGTTCCATGTTTGTATAAAAGCCATTAGTCTATCTCCTTTATGTTTGGTTTATAAGTATTGCCAAATCCTCTTGATTGTATCTTGCTACGACCTTGGATTTGTTTTTTCTCTTTGTTAGACTTCTTAGTCGTTTTTAGTAGCGAACGTAACTTTTTACGTGCTAGACTATCTGCTTTATCTTTCTTAATTGCACACTTAATGCAGGTCAATGAGATATTACGCAATTCGTGTTTTCCACCCATAGAGCGTTGATGTATGTGTTCCTCTCGTATATGCCTTGCCTTAAATACTAAAGGCTCTTTACAAGTCGCGCATTTACCATCTTGCTCTATCAATAGTTGACCAAACTGCATTTTAGTTAGTGGTTTAAATTTAACATAGTCGGGATGGTCAGACAGCCTCATAATCGCCTCTAATTGCTTTGCTAACATCAGCCTTTAATCTCTTAAGCCATTTATGTTGATCGCGTCTATCACGTCTTACAACGGCGTCACGATATTTAAATCGAGTGTAGTAGTAATGGTTAGTATAAAAAGTTGTAGTTCCTTTTTTGTCTATACGTTGTTCTAACATTGTTATCCTCTCAAATAGTTATACATACAAAATACATATTAATTATGTTAGGTCAATGCATAATATGTAAATAAATTCCCATATTTAGGAAATTAATTCTTGCAATAGGTTTGATTATGGTTAATATGATTATATTACAAACTCAAAAGGAACGTAGTATGAAACTAACAATAACAAACATTATAGAAAGGTGCGGAGGTAGCAAGATCATTGCAAGACAATGTGATGGACTGCAAGCTGATAGCATCAGAAAGTGGGTGGGCAATGGTATACCAGAGAAACACTGGACACCAATCTGCAAGCTACATGGCAAGCGTCTTAATGCTAATAAGTTACACGATCTAAACGAAAGCATAAGAAATGCTAAACAGTAAAAAAACAAAATGCAGTGAATGTAAGTCACGCTATGACAAACGCGATATGCGTTATGAGCAAGGTGTTGTAGTCTGTTATGATTGCTATTACACGCCAATAAGAGCCGAACTAACACTGCTTGATGTCGAGCTTATGCACAAGTCAGAACAAGAACTGTTAATGGCAGAAAGCAAAAAAGAATTAATTAACTTGTTAGTGATGATAACACTAACAGCAACATTACTAGCAACTGCAATAGCGCTTGCTATATTAGCTATCTAGGGAATAAAAAAATGAGTAAATCAGAGAGTACAAAAGAACTACATAAAGCATTATTAAAAGCAACACCAGAATTTCCCCCAATTACATTTAATGCGGCGGTTAAATATGGTAAGACTAATTTTCAGTATGCAAATATAACAAGTATATTAGATGCAGTACAGCCAGTCTTAACTAAATATGGCCTAACTTTATGGCACAGCATGGACAGTATAGAAGATGGTATTGTCAAATTTAGTTCAATACTAACACACGCGGAGAGTGACCAATTTATAAAGTCATATATATTTATGCGGCCAGTTTCAATGTCGCCAAACGATATGGGTGCTGTTCAGACGTACGCAAGAAGATACTGCACAGTTGCATTACTAGCACTTAGAACTGTTGACAATGACTATAGTGAGATAGCGGCACGAGGTACAGATCAAGAACTGTTAGAACATTACAGCAAGCTTTTTAGCAGTGCAAAAGATGTTAACGAGCTAAATGGTTATGCAATGGAGCTAGCTAAGTTAAAGTTACCAAGCGGTAAGACTAAGACAGAGCTAAACAATTATTACAGTCAGATTAAAACTAAATTAGGGGCAAAAACAAATGTTAATTAATGCAGTAGAACAAGGTTCACCTGAATGGTTTGCACTTAAGGCGGGTAAAATCAGTGCTAGTAGAGTAGGTAATCTATTTTTAGGTAAGTCAACAGCAACTAGAAACAATCTTATTGCCAGTTTGGTTAGAGAAAGACTTACAAAAACATATTCACAAAATACTTACACAAGCAAGGCCATGGAACATGGTAGTGAGACTGAGGAGGAAGCCAGACAATACTACAGCATGGTAAACGACGTTCATGTCCAGACTTGTGGGATAGTTACGCATGAAAAATATCCGTTCATAACAGTGTCACCAGATGGCTTGGTAATGCAAGATAACAAAATTAGCTATCTGCTAGAGATAAAATGCCCTTTTGCAGATGCTATGCACTTAAAATACTACACAACTGGACATCATGCCAAGCAATACAAGTATCAACTTGGCTTACAGATGATGGTATGTGACTTAGATAGAGTTGACATTGTGAGTTACGACAACAGATGGCCAACAGATATGGTCATGGCAACAGTTACAGTAGAAAGAGATCAGGTGTTGGAAAAAGCAATACTAGATAAAATATTGGAAGCTAACGATGAAGTTAATTCAATTATCAAATCACTAAACATAGGAGATAAAAAGTGATAAACAAAGTAATACTAATAGGCAACATTGGAACGGATTTAGATACCCGTACATTTTCGAACAACAATAAGGTTATGTCATTTAGCCTTGCTACGAGCGAGAAGTGGAAAGGTAAAGACGGTCAACAACAAGAGCGTACGCAATGGCACAAGATATCTATTTTTAATGAGAACCTAATTAATGTGTTAGATAGCTATGCAGGTAAAGGTACTAAGATTTACCTAGAAGGAAAGCTACAGACACGTAAATACCAAGACAGTAGTGGTTCAGACCGCTATGTAACTGAGGTAGTGCTAGAGCGTTATAATGGCGTTATACAATTACTATCAAAAAGTAGTAGTGATGGTCAGCCTAAAATGAGTCCAAATCGTAAAGTTGTAGATGAATATCCGCTTGATGATGAGATACCATTCTAGTCATGGGAAAATATACGTTACAAATTACTAATGAGGTTGAGCGCGGTAAAGCACTTGACCTTGTTAAGCGTAGTCCAATTAACACTTATATAAGCTTTCAGCGTGATAAACGTACTACAGATCAGAATAAACTAATGTGGGCTTTGTTAACTATCATAAGTAATCAAATTAAGTTTGATGGCAACACTTGGGGTATGCACAAAGTCGGTGGCAGATATAAGCCAGATGATTGGAAGCAATTATTTGCGGCAAGTCTATTTAAAACACAGTTTATGCCAGATTTAGATGGCGGTATGTTGCCACTAAACCCAAGCACCAGTAGTATGACTAAGGAGCAACATAGTCAGTTATGTGAGCTTATAATTGCGCAAGCGGCCAAATGGGGTATCGAGATAAAGGACATAGAGCCTGATGCTTGATTTAATCTTACCATTCCCGATATCGGTCAATTCTATGTATTCTAATCATGGACGTAGGCGTATTAAATCCAAACGGTACAGGACATGGCGAGAAAAGGCTATAGAAGCTTTGCAGGGACAATATAATGGTGAGTTGTTAGATTATGACATAAAACTAGAAATAGCTCTCTCAGCGCCTTGTAAACGTCGTAGAGACTTAGATAACCACGCCAAAGGTATACAAGATGCACTTACAGGAGCCGTAATTGTAGATGATAGTCAAATAAAGCACTTAGAGATGTACTGGATAGACAAAAGAAAGGGAGGCTTGGCAAAAATATATATTGACAAATTTATAGAAATTTAATTAGTAATAAACAGGGATAAAATTATGACTACACTGCCGTATTTTTGCTATTTTCCAAAAGACATGGGATATAAGATAGCACACTTAACATTAGCCGAAGATGGAGCTTACCACAGGCTACTCAGACTATGTTGGACAACAACAGGTTGCACCATACCAAATGACATTACTTGGATTGCACGTAAATGCTTATGCAGATCGCAAGATGATATAGACGTTTTACAATTAGTTTTAGACGAGTTTTTTCACATAAAAAAAGATAGATATTATAACAAAAGATTGTCGGAAGAATATGACAAGTCAAATGCAAAGCATAAAGCACGTGTTGATGCAGGAAAAAGGGGTGGTCACGCTAAGTCACTGAAAAGTAACAATAAAAGTTCTAGCAAAGCTTTAGCAAAAACAAAGCAAAGCTCTAGCAACCATAACCATAACCATAACCATAACCATAACCAGATTATTAATAATAATTTTATACCAAAGGAGCTAAACAAAAATACTAAAACTTACAAGCTAATCGAAAAGCATATGACAGGTGATGAATTAGAATTACAACTTGAGAAGTTCATTGCCTATCATACCGATAAGCAAACAAAATCAACAGACTTCAACAGACAGTGGAGAGCATGGTTACAAAACAACGTGCAATGGAAGTTAGAAAAAACAGGAGATAAGAGTGTCAAGCAATATAATACAACTACAAAACTCAAAGAAATTGGTGACAGCCGCCGTCAAAGACGGGGAGAGTTACTTAACGAGTTGCAAGCTCAAGGGTTGGCCAAGAGCATTTGATTGCGCACAAGACAAAGAATTAGCAACGCAACAAAAGCAGAACATCATACAGGTAAGAGAATACTATCTTAGTAAACTACAGCCTAGTGACCCAACTTACATTTTGGGAAAGATAGAAATATTAGAAAGCCGATACTTTGAGAAAGAGACAGACCAGACAGTACAGACGCAACTAGACCGCGAATGGATAGAGGATTTATCAGAATACCCACCTGATCTGATTGAATTAGCGTGTAATAACTGGCGTAGAAGCAGTAAGAACTATGCGCCAAGGTCAGCAGGTGTACTTATGGAAAGTGTAAAGCAAGAGTATGTAAGACGGGTTGTAACTTATCGCAAAGCCGTATCAGTTTTGGAGATCATAAATGCTGATTAATAAAATATATGCAGAGATAAATCGTTGCCCGTGGTGGACAATAAGCCAAGTAGCCTTTGCATTGAATACAACACCTAACTCAATAACTGGTACTTGTAGTAGTGCAGGTACTACCTTTAATAAGATCAAAAAGCACGAAATAATGCGACTAAAAGAGTATGAAATTAACTCTAAAGCCCTTAGAAACATAAAAATGCGAAATTAAGTGTTGCATTATGTTAAATATACATTTAAGGAAATAATATACAGGCAATCAAGCCGCTCGCAGGAGGAAAAACATGAGTAATAAGACAATAATAAAATACAAAGGCCAAGAAGTTTGGTGTTATGGCGTACTTACTCCCGAAGATAATATACACGTATGTTATGACGACGACGAGGGTATAATGGATAATTGGTGCTATGAAACCAAAGATTATTTTAATGGTTGGGCTGAAGTTGTACATAGTCTTATAGATTGTGGTAAGTTTGGTGAAGTACAGCAATTAGAGCCTTGTTAAGATGAATAAACTACACAACATAAATTACAAAAAATATATTACATGGACAATAGTTACTGTTTTGTTATACAAGTGCATATAGGAGATTAGCATGGACAATCACGAATATAAAAAGAAACTACAAGATTTAGGGTTTAACTTTGCGTCATACGCTAGATTTTGTGGTGTAAACAGATCAACAGTCATGAGACACTGCACTGGCGCAATAGAGCCTATCCCATACATCTACATTAGAGTATTAGAGTGGATTGAGGAAGGTAAGCTTGAAAAGCCAAAGGCAAAAAACATTGTAGAGACAAAAAAAACCAGTCAGTAAGGCTAAGACTAAAAAGAAGTAAAATGCACGATTACGTAAAGCGTTATATATCTTATATTGAAATAAGTAATGGTGACGCTTGCGTAGTCTTAGATGATGGCTCAGTGTTAGGTGGTGTATTTTCAGTTAGTGCGGCCACCACAGCAGGATCTACAAGCTATGCAGTCATAAACGCATATATAGTCAATGAACAGACAAACTTGTTAGATGATCTTATAAAAAAAACACAAAGACAATGGCAAAAAGTAGGATTTGGACAGAAGAAAAGCAAGAAATTGCAATACGATTGTGGAAAACAGATTTATCTACACACATAATAGCTGAAAGGCTTAATGTTACATACGCTAGTTTACAGCTATATGCACACAGAAACAGACATAAACTGCCAAAGAGAGGTGCGCCAAAGGTCGACAAGCCAAAAGTAGCCGTGAGGGTAGCCCGTAACGTATATAAACGATATACAGATACTAGCGAGATAGCTAAAGCCAGTAAATTGTGGCAATTACAAAAAAGCATATATGAAATACACACGACGCTGAAAATGTCGGGTAAAACCTTTATTAAAATGCGCCGCTATGCACCTAATCGCTTTCCGAAAAGAGATAGTAATAAAAACATACAAACCTATAAGCCAAAAAATGCTAATACTAAAGCAAAAATAGCTAAAGTAGGTGAGGGCTTTTATCTAAAGCACGCTATGAGCAATCAGTGGTTACATTGTTCAGGGAAAGCATTGACACTACAAAAAGCATATAGATATCGTGCGACTTGGTTGCAGTGCATTAAAATGTTAGAAACTACAAGTTATGATCTAGTTATAATACCCGAAAATAAACATATGTAGTAGTAAGGGTA